CCGCTGACGAGCCCGCCGCGGCGGAGACCCCGCCTCCGCCGGCGTCCCAGGCCGACCAGCCGGATGGCAGTCCGGTGGGGGATGGGTCCAGCGTGAGCGAAACGCCGTTGGTGTAGATCTCCCGATAGACAAAATAGGTGCCGTGCGCGATCGGGATGCCGCCGACCGGCACCGTCGGATCGGGATCGGCCGCTTCACTGTTTAGAAGGAAGGTGCCGTTTAATTTGAAATAGAGAAGGTCGTTGTCGAGATCGAGGTAGACATCGAGAACGTCGCCGCTGCCATCAGCCGGCGTGGGAAAGCTGGAATAAGGATACTCGAACGCGACACGTCCGCCGTTATAGCGAAGGTCGAACTCGTCGCCACTTTGGTAAAGGTGATAGCTGTCGGTGTCGTTGCCTTCCAGACTGGTACTGCCGAGCGTGATGCCGCCCTGATTGTAGGTTCCGAACACACCGCCGTCGGACAGGTCGCCGGTCAGGCGGAGAACGCTCTTGCCAGACGACTTGCTCGTCGAGGTGATAACGAATTGATCGGTGGCGCCGCTCGATCCGGTCGCGGTCGCAATCAGGTTGCCGCCGGACAGGCTGATGTTCGCGCCCTTGTCTGACGGATCCCAGGTCGTCATTGCGCGGTGAGCCTCAGTTTATGGTGGCCGCCAGGCTCGCCAGTGTCGTCCGCAACGTCGCGGTCTGCGCCGGCGTGAAGGTCCGGTCCTGCGTCCGACCGCTATTGTCGACGGTGAAAGTCTTTGCGAGCAGGAAGCCGTTTCCGTCCTTCGGGAAGTTCGTGATGATCCAGGCGATCACACCATTGATGCCGGACATCATGTCGGTAAACGACGCGACCACATCGAAGGTCGGATCGCCGATCTGCTCCTGCGCGTAGGCAGCGATCCCGCTGACCGAGGCTGCCGCCTGCAGCTTGGTCTTTGCATCGGCGAGCAGCTGCGCATAACCCAGGATATCCGTCGAGGGGATAGAACCTGCAGCCGACGCTGTACTCAGCGCGTTGGTGCGCTGCTTGACGGTGCCGGCGATCTCGCGAGCTCGGCGCCAGGCCGCCTCCACATTCTCAGGGCTAGTGCCGATGTTGGACGGGAACGGTGCCATTGGATGCCCCTCAAGGTTTCAGTTTTGCTTCCTCGAACAGCTGCCCGAAAAAGCGATGCTCGCGCTCGCGTGCTTCCTGCATGCGAGCGCGGAGGAATTCAGGTTCGCGTCGCCCCTGGGCGAACGCATCTTCAACCGCATCGGCCATAGCGCGCTCGACGCTCGCGGCCACCGGCTTGAGGAGCGGATGCGATGCGGTGACCGAGATGCCGACCGCCTCGGCGATGCGCGGATACATCCGCTCGGCCCTCGGCTTCAGACCATCCGGGAGCATCGACGGATAGCCGTGGTCGACCAGCCAACGGTGCGAATAGGCGCGGAGCCGGAAGGCGACCGAGACCATCTGCGTGCGCGCCATGTGGATCGCGACCAGCACGTCGCTGTCCTTGATCGGCGCCGGCAGATGCGGATGCACATGCTCCCAGAGGCGCCGGACGCCATCGATGTCCGCCGCCTCGAGGAACTGCCGAAACTGATCCTGGTAGCTCATTCTTCCGGATCCGCTGGCCTCTCGACGAGTTCGACGTCAAACGGACCGGCGCCGTCGACATCGACAGAGCCAACGACCGTCGCCTCGTCGCCCTTGCCGCGATAGAAAACGATCTTCGTCAGGCGCTTGCCCTTGTTGCCGATCCGGAGCGGCGAGCCATCGACCTCGTCCTCGATCAGCGGCTGCTCCAGGTCATACTCGACCTTGTCGCCGGCTCGATACGGCCGCCCGCCAGCCTTGGCGCGCGCGACGATCTCGGCATAGTTCGGCGAGCGGGTCATCTTCGCCAGGCCAAAGGCGCGGTAGTGGTCGGCCTGGCCGCCGTCGATTTCAACCTTCATCATTTGCTTGGCTCCCTTTCGGACCAAAGGATCACGGGGTTAGTCGAGCGTCAACGCGGTCGACGTGTTCAGCTGCGGCGTGACGCCGTTGCCGGTGACGATGTTCGGAGAGACGGTGCCCTTGTGCAGGATGGCCGCCGCACCGCCGCCGGTCTTTCCGGTCGAGAAGTGCGTCACGGTGCCGGAGCCGCCGGTACCAGCGGCGAAGTTGATCGCGGACGCCGGCGACACCGAGCCGCCGGTGACGGTCCAGCCGCCGGAGGTCCGCGCCTGCGAGGCGCGGGCATAGGAGGTGTAGGTCGTCTCCGAGGTCGACATGGTGCCGCTGTCGCCGGGATCGGCGGTGTGCAGAGCGACCGCGATGTTGGTCTGCGGCGTCGACGCTGCGTTGTCCGCGTAGTTCGCCCAGGCTGTTGCGTTGTAAATCAACAGCTGGATGGCATTTTCAGTGGTGTCGCCGAAGCTCATGGGAGCGCTCTCCAGTTAGGCCGCATAATCCTGGCCAATGATGTTTCCGAAAATCTCGGCGCCGGCGCTGCCGGAGACGAGAGCGAGAAGATCGACCTTGCCAGCGCCCTGGCTGATGGACGGCTCGTCGCCGTTCACCCAAATGGTGCCAGCCGGCCAGGCCGTCGGCGTGATGTTGAAGTTTCCGGTGTTGGTCACCTTCAAGATGATCCGGCCGGTCTTGGCGTGGCGCGGCCAATTGACGATCGAGAGCGCCGTGACATGCGCCGCCAGGATCAGGTTCTGCATCGTGCCCTTGGCGTAGTCGATCACCACCGGAGCGCCGGTCGCCACGACCTGGGGCATGTCCTGCGCCGAGACCACCTCGATCGAGACATCCATCAGATCGTCCTCCTCCTGATCGCCTACCGCGATCCGCATATCCACGCCGTCGAGCGGGTCGACCTCCAGCGGCGGCGAGAGCGACGCGGCGATCGACAGGCAGAGATCGCGCTCCTCGCCCGCCGGGAGCGCCAGCGCCACCGAGCGGAGCGGCTCCGGCAGGATGTCGAGGCCGGTCGGGATGTCATCCTGCGACGGGTTGTAGACCACGACAGTGTCGTCGCTGACCTCGCATTGCCAAGTCAGGATCCGTGCGGCGAGCTTGACGCCGCTATCCTCCATCGTTTGGCGGTGGCAGTCCTCTTTCCAGACGCGCGCCAGGCTGCGCCAGAGAACCGACTGCTCGGCGGGATCGAACGCCAGGCGCTTCGCAATTTGGAATTCGAGCAGATCGAGGAAAATCTCATGCTCGGCGTCGGTAGCCGGATGCCCGACCACGATCTCGGTCTTGGTGACGCCGTCCTCCTCGTATTTGACCTCCTGGGTCTGCACCATCCCGAATTCAATGACGAGATTGATCAGGCGCCGGAACGGCGGCCCGCCGTTCTGCTCGGAGAGCGCATCGCCCTCGTCGTCGTCGGTCAAGATGATGATCGACGGCTCGGCGTCCTGGCTGAAGTTCTCCGGCGCCAGGTCGGAAATGCGGCTGTCATAAACCCGGTTGCGAGCGACGGTCGGACCTGACGCGGCATTCGCCCCTCGCAAGGCGTTGAGCGTTGCAAGGCGGAGCGCTGTACGGACAAGGGTCATCGTTTACGGCTCGTCAGCGGGATGACAGTGCGGCCGAAGCCATTCGGGTAGGGCGCGCTCGCGGTATAGACCGAGCCGTCGAGCAGCCGCGTGATGCGATCGCCCATCTGCACCTGCCAGAGCAGGATCGCGTCGTCAAAGTGAACTTCAGGGCGCGACACGCGCCAGGAGCTCGCGCTCTCGTCAGAAGCTGCACCGCGCGCCATCGGCGCGGAAGATTTCGTTGGTCCGTGCCACACGCCCTGGATTTCGACCAGGGTGGGGCGGGAGACGTCGGCAACATAGCGACCGTTGACATTGTCGGTGGGCTTGAACGCCTCGATCGTAAAGAGCTCGCCGAAGGCCTTCTCGACCGATCGCGACAACCGAGCCTGGCGTGCGGGACGGGGCGAGAGGACCATCGGCGAACTCCTTCATTTCAGATCAGCCCTTCTTCAAGGCCTGAATGATTTCCGCCTTGGTGGCGTTGTTCTCGAGCTCGACCTTGCGGGCGGCGGCGAGCTCGGTGAGCTCCGCCTTGTTCATCTGCTCGAGCTCGGCGTCGGACGGCAACGGATCGCGCTGCGTCGACCGCGCGGCATCGCCGGTGACGGTGTTGGCGCGCTGGTTGAGCGTCGGCGCCTGGCGACCATGACCGCCGTTGACCGAGGCCTGGAAGTTGAGGTCGGTGAGCGACTTCTCGTCGATCACGTTCAAGGTCTGCGTGTTGGCAGGGTCCTGCGGCCGATTGGCGCCGCCATACTCGCCGTGAACTTCGATCAGGCGCTTCGCCTCATCTTCCGGCAGATCGATCTCGGTGCCGGGAGCGACGTAGCGAGTGCCGTCATGGACGGTGACCGGTGCTTTGATCTTCATAGTTTTACTCTCCTGGTTGCGTTTGACGTGAAGGCCCTTCTAGAACCCCGCGGCGAGAGATCGCCGCGGGATGCTCAACTCATTAACGCACAGTGGCGCACATCGTCGCTTCCGGCCACCCGAGCAGCGGCAGCGGAGCCGACTGCGTCATCAGGAAGCGAGCCGCCGGATCCTCCTCGTCCCATTCCTTCGGATAGCGGGACGCGGCGCGAATTTCCTTGTCCAGGATCGCGCCATAGCAGCGGATGCCCTGCGCGCCACCGGGCGAGCCGAGGATCACGGTGTAGTCGGGCATGAACTTGCCAACGGTACCGTCCGCGTTCCAGTAGGTCGACGAATACTGGTAGAAATTGAACCCGCCGAGCGAACCGAGGTACTGCGCCTCATCAGGCACCGCCAGCTGACCGAGCAGGTCGATGCTGCGGTTCGGCTGATGGAAGATCTGCATGTTGGCGATGATGTAGCTGTCCGCCAGGAGCAGCGACGCGGCGAGCGGATCGAGGATGACCTCGGTCGGCGCCGAGCCGGAGGCGGCCGCAACCATTGCCGCCCAGGTGCGGAGGTTCTGGAAGGGCGACACGCCACTTTCACCCCATCGCGCGGTGGTCAACAGCGCGATCGTATGACCGGCCGGACGACCGAGGTTGATCGTCATCGGCGGATGATCCTCCGCGGTGACGGTCAGCGTGCCGGTGCGGAGCAGGGTCGACGCCATCCACTCCTCGCGGCGCGTGATCTGGTCGTCCTGGTCCTGCAACATCTGCGCGCGGATGCGATCCATGCGCTGCTGCGGCGACATATCGCCCTCCAGGCTTTCGCCCGGCATGGTCTTGATCGCGATATCCGGCGTCAGAACATGCTTCGGCTTCAGGTACGGCGGCTTGTAGGCAGTCAGCGCCTCACCTGCGCGCGGCATGGGCTTGCCCTTGACGAAGGGCGAGACGAACGGCGCCAGGCGCCGGTTGCCCAGCACCTTGTCGAACAGGACCTCTTCGGTCACGAAGGTCCGCTCGGTCGTGAAGAACTTTTCGAGCAGGAAGCGCTTTGGGCGCTTGATATTGCTCAAGATGCCCAGGAGCGTCTGGGTAGCGTAACGGGTCGTCGGCATTGAGGTAGTCCTTTCCAAACAAAAAGGACGGCCTGCCAGGGCCGTCCCGTTGCGGGTTTATGATGATGATTGCGGAGCCGGATTACACCGAGACTTCGCGACCGACCGACTTGAGCCGGATCGGGACCTGGTTGGCGATGAGCGCGGTCTCCACGGTCGCCGCGGTGTGGCCGGTGCCATAGACCAGCTTCTCGCTGACGAACGAGCCCTGGTCATAGATCGCCGCGACGATGTCGGCAGCCGGGTTGGGGATGTCGTAGGCCAGGATGCCGCGCGGAATGGCGGAACCATCGCCGGCGGCCGACAGCGAAGTCGTCCACTTGCCGGAAGCGGTGATGCGCCCCATCACCGTGCCCCGCTTCAGATCAGCCGCGGGATTGAGGATCGTCACCGAGCGGTGCGTGTACGGCACGTCGTCGGCGAACATAGAAACATTGTCGAATTCAGCCATTGTGGCTCGCTCCGTTAAAAAGTTGAACAGGATGGCAGCGGTGGCGATCGGGCGCGCGAGCGCCCGCTCGAATTAGCTGGCGGCTCGCAAGCCGGCCGGCAAGCGCGACGCGATCTCCTTGCCCAACTCGAACTCAGACTTCGGCTTGTCGTTCGGCTGGTCCTTGGCGTTCGCGCCCTCGATCACGAGGCCGCCAGGATTATCCTGCGAGCGCTCGCCGGTCGGCTTCGGCTGATCCTTCGGCTCCGGAGCAGCCACCGCCAGGCCGGCGATCGCACCGCCGATCGCCGCCGCGTCGAGCTCGGTGGTGAACAGCAGATGGTTTGCGGAAGCCTCGCGGCCTTTGTAGGCCTCGGAGCTCTGCACGGTCTTGATGCGCTCCAGCTGGGCCGTCATGCCCTGCTTTACGCCAGCGGCGGTGCCTTCGGCGACGCCAGCCTTGTGGCCATCGGCCTTCGCGCTCGCGATGGCCTGATCGAGTTCGGTCTGCGTGTAGGTACGATCGTTCATGGTGATCCTCTTCGGAGGTTTGAGTTGACGGCTGTGCAATTCCGAGAGCGCGCCCTCGAAAGTGCCGACCTCGTCGACGAGACCCTGGGCGATGCCCTCGGCCCCGATGAAAACGCCGGCTTCCATAGCCAGCAACTTCTCCTGCGACACGCCGCGATGCTTCGTGACGGTATCGAGGAAATTCTGATTGACCCGGTTGATGTAAGAGCGGAGCTCGCCCTTGACCTCATCCGAGAGCTCGAACATCGGATGCCCCTGCTGCTTGCGCTTGCCGGTGACAAACAGCGTCGGCTTGATGCCCATGTCTGAAAGCATCTTCGAATGATCGAGATGCAACATGGCGGTGCCGATCGAGCCGGTCAGGCTCGAGCGGGAGGAGATGATGCGCGAGGCGCCCGAGGCGATCGCGTAGGCCGCCGAGCAGCAAAGACCGTTTGCCACGGCATAGACCGGCTTCACCAGCGATGCCGCGCGAACCGCGTCGGCGACCTCGAACGCGCCGACGGCCTCGCCGCCACCGCTGTCGATGTCGAGCAGGATAGTCGAGATCTCACGATCGGCGGCCGCCGCCGAAACCTGATGCTTGATCCCCTCGTAGGAGGTGATGCCGGAGAGCGACTGCAGGAAGCCGCCGCGGTTGACGAGCGATCCCATCACCGGGATCAGCGCGGTCCCGCCGGCGGTCTCGCGGTACGGCTTCAGGTTCTTGCTGCCAGGCGACACCGGACGGTACTCGCCGGCGTAGCGCGAGGCCTGCACCGCGATGTGATGTTCGGCGTCGACCTTCAGGTCGCTGGCGTCGATCGAGATCCTGCCCTCCAGTACCTGGGCGATCACCGCCAGCTTTTCCGGGAGGATCATTAGCGGCTGGTTGATGACGCGCTCGGCGATCAGGGCGAGGAAAGTGCCGCTCATGTTCAAATCTCCCGCGTCGGTGGAAACCGCCGGCGAGCGCCGGCGGTGATGGCGAACCGACGCGGCGTCGTGACAACGCCGTTCGCCTCGTTGCATTTGTCCTGCGCGCGGTTCATTTCGTCGCGCAAGGTGGCAAGGTCCATCTTGTTGTAGCGGACCTCCTCCTCGCTATCGGCGCCGCGCGAGCGGATCAACGTCTCCTGGCCGCCGGCGACCGCGGAGTAGTAGATCTCGCTGAGGTAGGCCGCCATCAGGCACCAATAATCCGGAGCATTCGGATCGGTGGGCATCGTTGCCATTACGCGTCCTCCTTCAGCAGCTGCTCGGCGGCGGGATCCGGCTCCATCGTCTTGTGCTCGGGCAGGCCGAGCTTCTGACGGAGCTTCATTTCCCGAGCGCGACGCTCGTACTCGTCGCCGATGTCATAACCGAGATCGTCGGCGATCCGCTCGTCGCTCATGATGCCCATGTTTTTGTAGACTTCATGCGCCTTCGCAGTTTTCAGGTCGTCGGCCTGCGGCTTCGCAGGACCGCGCCAGTTCGCCAGCACCGCCGCCGGCCGGTTCGCCAGGAAGCCGAGCAGGCCGTTATCGAACGGGATATGCTCCTGCTCGATCTCCTCCTCGAGCCAGGCCTCGAACAGCGTCTGCGTGAACGAAGCTACGACCGCGCGCCGGCGCAAGATGATCGGCCAGATCTCCGACGTTGCCATGCGGATCGAGGAGTAGGTCGCCCCGGTGTAGTCGCCGGAAAGCGTCTCGAACGTCATGCCGAGGCAACGCGCCACCTCGCGTAGCAGCATCTTGGCGAACATCTCGTAGTTCTCGTTCGGATGCTCCGATCGATTGAACTTCAGCTGTTCACCCGGGAACAGATGGACGACGCGCGAGACGCCGCCGGAGATGTCGATCTTGGAGTTGTCATACCAGGCGGTGCGCGCCTCCAGGATCCCGTCCATCGACAGATTGTCGATGCCTTGGTCGGCCTGCTCGCCCTCGCTCTGCAGGGCGCGCATGATTTCCTCGGTCGGCGCCTGGCCCTCCAGCGTTGCGGCAAAGATGACCTGGATCAGCGCGGCCTGCAGCGTGACGTCCGCCAGCTGGTCGAACTGCTTAACGGTCCGAAGCGCCGGCGCGAGTGGTGTGATGCCGCGCATCTGCCCAGGCTGGCCCTCCATCACATGCGCGACTTGCGGCCGCCCGACGCCGTCGCGAGCTCGCACCGGCGTGCCCCGCACATCCTCGGCGGTTGCCTTGATGAGGTAGGAGAGCGGCAAGCCATAAGCATCGGTCTTGATGCCCTGGAATACGCGATCGGCGATGTTGTCATCCTGGACCAGGCGCGTCGGCGGGAGCAGCTGCGACTTAGTCCCATTCATGTTGAACGGGCGCTTCACGAACGGAAACAGCGAGAGCGCCTCGCCGAAATTGTACATATGCCGGATGACCTGAGACTGCTGCAGCGCGACGTTCGCCTTCCCGGCAACGTCACACTCCAGCTTGTTCTCGGAGTAGGTCGTCCACCGGCGCTCGACCAGGTCGCACCAATCGTCGGTCTTTTCCGGGCCCCAACCGAGCGCGACGCGATCGGGGCGAGCCGCCAGGCGCAGCCCGACGCCGATCGTCGAGGCGATCGACTGATCCACCGCGCCAGCGATCCAGCCGGAGTTGTGCATCGCATCGATCGTCCGCGCCGCGGCGTCGGCATAAGACACGCGGACATCGTCGCGCTCCTCGCGGAGCGCGGCGTTCCAGTTCCAAAAGAACGGAGACTGGCTGCCGCGCATGTAGGACGCGCGCGGCCGCATCACCCGATCGATGGCATAGCCGCCATTGGTGCCGACACGGATGCGAGGCTTTTTCATTTGCGAACGTCCTACCGATTAAGTCGCCGCGCCAAATCGGCGTAGCGCTGTGCTCTCGTCTTGGCCGCCACCGCGATCGGCGGGACCTTGGCGGCGATTGGTCGAGGCGCCGCCTGCATGACGTCAGACGGCGCCTCTGCCTGCGGTGGCTTCGGCGGGAGGGCGCCCCCGCCGGTCCCTCGCAGATGCTGAACGTTGAGCAGATGCCCGGCGGCCGCCGCCATCGCCTCGGCGTCGAGATAGTGGTTCTCGCGCGATCGCTGGACCCATTGCGGCTTGTTGCTGGGCGTGATGACGCGCGCCTCGGCGACGATCTGCCGACAATAGTCCTCGGTCACGTCATGCGGGAGAAGCCAGGCGCCAGGCTGGTCATGCGGCCAGGCCAGGCGCTCGTGAACGAACGACTTCCAGTGATCGGTGTCGAGCCGCATGAGCTCGAGGCCGTACTTCAGCGCCTTGCCCTGCTGCGTGACCTCGATCGTCGACTTGACGAGCGGCCTCAGCATCACATGCGATGATCCCTTTGACGGGAATGCAAAGCGTCGATGCTTGCGGCAGAACTCATAAACGCGGTTGACCGGAACGCCTTCCTTTTTGCCAGGACGGAAGCCGCTGTCGATGAAGGCAACCTTGATGAGCAGGTGACCGATCGGCTCGCGGAGCAGATCGGACAGGTCATCCCAGATCGCCTCGTCGGCGGTGCTGCCGTGGAGCTCGCCGAACCGGACGAGCGCCGAGGTCGCCTTGTAGCCCCAGGCGCGAACCACATAGATCAGCCGGTTCTTCTGCACGTCGCAACCGAACGTCAGGTACCGCGCCCAGTCCGGCAACGCGCCGCACACATGGTCGGCGCCCTGGCGGTTCTCGTAGAGATGCTCCCAGGGCGGGACGTCGCCGGTGCCGTCGACATAGCACTCGCCAAATTGCGAATTAAGCGCGGTCTGGATCTTGGCGCTCTCGTTGGTGCGGAACGCCGCCAGGTAGTTCTCGACGCGCTGCCCGAACGAGACGAACGGGGACGCCAGGCCGGAGACCCAGAACGAAAGCGTCGAACTGTCCGGCGGCTCGCCGGTGACGCGACCGTCGACATCGATCGCCTGACCAGGAGCGACATGCCGGCCCTTCGCGTTCATCCGACGCTTGTGCTTGTCCTCGATCACGCAACCGTTGGACGGGCAGCGCAGATAGGCATCGCGCCGCGCCTGCGCCGGCGTGGCGCCCTTGGGCCAGGACATCAGGTTGAACCGAGGCACAAACCAGGAGGAGCAGTGCGGACACTGCCATGTCCAATGGTGCCGCGTGCCTTCCTGCCAGAGCCGCCAGATCGGCGACTTGACGTCGTCGGTTTCGGCGACCGACCAGAACTCGAGGCCCGACACCGGGTCGATGGTGGTCTCGATCATGCCGGTGGATGGCGTTGACACAATGCCCGTCGTGAAATCCGCGTAGGTGTCGCCGCGAGCCTCGATCAGGCCGAGCGGATCGCCCTGCCCTTTCACGTTCGCGAGCATTTCGTCGTACTCGTCGACCAGGGCGAACGATGCCGGGTCGCTCTTCAGCGCGGTCGACGATCCCGCATGCGCCAGGCGGATGCGCGTGCCGTTGACCCGCTTCAGGGTGCGCTTCTGGCGCTTGCCGTCAAGCCCGCCCTCGACCTTGCGGAGCAGCGACGGCGCCTGCCTGAACAATTCGACCAGGCGAGGCTCGAACTGGTCGGTCAAAAACTCCTTCGACGGACCGACATAGATGATCGGCATCGGCCGGTTATCGAGCCGCTCGCCGATGATGTCGAGGAAAGCCTCGGTCTTGCCGGTCTGCGCCGAGGTCGCCAGCACGACGCGACGATACTTCGCGTTCGAAAACTGCCGCTCGAACTCGATCATGTAAGGCGTTAGCGTCGGATCGCGGCGACCAGGCCAACCGGTCTGCTCGGAATAGGTGCGGTTTTCCGCGCCCCATTGATCAGGCGTCTGCCTCTTCGGGCTCCAAAACAATTGCGCTGCGTGTTTCAGCAGCTTTGCTCGCGGCGTCAAATGACGCTCGGACCTTGGCAATGCGGACATCGAGTTCTTTCTCAACCTTCGCGCGGAGCTCCGGATCGCGCGTAACAGCCGCCGGCAGACCGGACAACTCCGAGCGGAGCGTCCCCAGCACGTCCGAAAACAGCGGGATCAGATCGTCGACGTGGATGAGATCGCGTTTCTCCCGAGCGGTGCGGAGCTCGATCTCGTTGGCGCGTGCTTCCTGCACGCGCGAGACGGACTTGGTGATGGTGGCGCGGCGGTTCTCGTCCTTCAGCCAATTGATGTAGCCCTGCACCACGTCGATCACCCGGTACCGATTGGTGCCGAGCTTCTTGACAAAGCCGTCCTTGACCAGCTTCCCGAGCCAGGGCGCCGTGATCATGATCAACCGGCAGGCGGTGGCGGTATCGCATTCGCCAGGACCGAGCGGCGCCGGCTCTTTTGCCATTTGTTAACCCCGTTTCGCCCGAATTCGGGCCCGAACACCGCCAGATTAGCCGGAAAACGCAATCGTTGCACAGGCTGCTCTCAACGGTTGCGTTTCGCGGCCTTTCCGGTTACAAATCGAAACCGGGCGAGACCGCTGCCGCGGGCGCCCGGGACAACCGAACGGAGATCAACACGATGAGGATCAACACCGCCAAGGCGCTCGCCCGCCGCGCCGCCTTCGACATCCTGGCGCATACCGAACTGCGCGATTTCACAAAGGACGACTGGTACGGCTTTGCCGGCTGCGAGAGCAGCAACCCGATGATCGGCATCGCCGGCGACTTCACGGTCGTTCTCGACGGCTCCTGCCTGATGATCGTCCACAATGCCGATGAGGAAGGCGGAGAGACCTTCTCCGTAACGATGGAAGATGCGCTTGAGGACGCCCGGATCGCCCGCCACCTCTTCAACTCTAGCAAGGGCGGGAACGCTCGCGGCATCACAGAGAACGATCGAACCGAGCTCCTCGAATTCATCGGCGGCTATGACGCCCGCCACGCCGAGCGCGCTGCATACGGAAGGCCGGTCTGATGGTCACGCGCCGCGACGCCTGGATCGACACCGCCCTCCTGCTTGCGATCGGCCTCACCTTCGCGCCGGTCCTCGCAATCGCCTCTCGCCTCATTTTCTGAACGGAGATCACATGACCAAAGGACAAGAAACCGCCGCCGACGTCGCCGCCCTGCTGCGCGCCCGCAACTGCCTGATCTGGATCGCGACCAGGGAGGAGGAGCGCGTCGAGCGCCTCCTCATCGAAGCCGCCGCCTCGGCGAGATACATTCCGCAGACTTGGGATGTCGGCGCCGGCGTCGCCTTGATGGACGGCAGCGAGCCATCCCCCAAGCTTCGGGCGCTCGTTGACCCAAGCGACGCCCTCGACACGATCGCGACCAGCCTGAACCCCAACGCGCCCGGCGGCAGCCGCCCGAACCGGACGCTGACGATCATGCGCGACCTGCCGGTCTGGATCAGCGGACCGACTGGAGCCTCAACTCTCCGGAAACTTCGCAACCTCGCCCGCGAGATGCCGAAGGCGGATAACACTCGCTCCCAGGCGATCATCGTCCTCTCGCCATCCGCTGAGATCCCGCCGGAGCTCTCGAACCACGCCACGGTGATCGAGTGGCCAATGCCGGACCGGGAGGAGATCGGCGATCGCCTCGACGTTTCGATCAGGTCGGTCCAGGCGACGATCCCGGACTACAAGCTGACCGAGGAGCAGCGAGCCGCCGCGATCGACGCGGCGGTAGGCCTCACGGACGAGGAGGCCGCATCCTGCTTCTCCCGCTCCTTGGTCGCCACGCGGAGCATCCAGCCGAAGCTGATCTCGAAAGAGAAAAAGCGGATCATCGCCCGCGAGCGCGTGCTCGAGTGGTTCGATCCGATCCCGGGCGGCCTCGCCGCGGTCGGCGGCCTCGAAAACCTGAAGGCCTGGCTCCAGGCTCGCTCGGGAGCCTACAGCCAGGCGGCGCGAGAGTACGGCCTGCCGGCGCCGAAGGGCGCCATGCTGGTCGGCATCCCGGGATGCGGCAAGTCACTCACCGCCAAGGCGATTGCTACCGCTTGGTCCTGCCCCCTGCTCAAGGTCGACCTCGGCGCCCTCAAGAGCAAGTTCGTCGGCGAGAGCGAGCAGAACCTGCGGAAGGCCTTCAAGGTGATCGAGGCGATCGGCCGCTGCGTGGTCTGGTTTGACGAGATCGAGAAGGCGCTGCAGGGATCGACCTCCGGATCCGCCGACGGCGGCGTTTCCGCCGACGCCCTCGGCGCGGTGCTCAACTGGATGCAGGAGCGCCAGGGCGAGGCCTTCGTGATCGCCACGGCGAACAAGATCGACGACCTCCCGCCGGAGCTCCTCCGCAAGGGTCGGTTTGACGAGATTTTCTTCGTCGACCTCCCGACGACCGCCGAGCGCGGCGAGATCCTGCTGGCCGCGCTCCGAGCTCACGACCGAGCCGGCGTCTCGATCGACCTCGCGGCGATCGCGGCGGCGACCGCCGACTTCACAGGCTCTGAAGTCGCCGCGATCGTGCCCGACGCCCTATTCATGGGCTTCGCTGATAACCTGGCAAAGACCGCTGAAGAGAAGATCCGGAAACTGCGGGAGTGGGCGGCTAGCGGCCGCGCGCGCCCTGCGAGCGCCCCGGAAGCCGCCAGGACGCGCGGACCGAGCGCCCGCCAACTCGACCTCGCCTAACCCCATCACCCGAAAGGAACCGAAACGATGATCACCTCAACCGACAGCACACTCCGCCCAGGCCTCCTGGTCTCGCTCAACACCTCGGTGGCCGGCAACGTCCAGTACGACAAAAAGGAGATCGAGGCCGATCACCTGACCGAGGACGGCAAGCGCCGGGCCCGCTGGGAGACCGAGCGCGTGATCGAAGATCCCGAGGAGCACGCCAGGGCGCTCAAGGTTCGGAATAAGTGCCTCTCCCTGGTCCGGCTGGTTTGCGTCCGCTCCGCCTTCGGCCTGCTCTGCGCCGAGATCGATGAGCCGAAACTGCGCGGCGCCCTGCGCGAGGCAAACCGGCTCGCCGAGGAGTTCAACGAAACCGCCAAACTGAACCGGGTCAAGATCCACACAATCATCGGTCGGGTCGCAGCCGACGACGTCGAGGCGGTGAAAGCGATCAACTCCGAGATCAGCGCGCTGATGCGCCAGATGGAAACCGGCATCGAGCGCCTGGAC